TCAGTTCGGTTTTGCAAGACTTACATCTAAATTTGTCGCCTTTTGTTGTGAACGTGATCGCGTTACCGATATGAGAGCGTCGCTATCAAGCTTCACAAAACTGCTGCGCAGCGCCAGCCAATGAGGGAGGTAGGTTTCTGTCCATGTGGACTTTGCTACACCAACCAGCTCCGCCAGCGCCTGATATTCATACGCCTCCCGCCCTGCCAGCTCGGCTTTGACATCCTGCGCGGCCAGCCAGATAAGTTGGCGCAGGCGATCGACTGTTTTCTTTGCAATGCGCACGCCGGCCAGCTTTTCGTTGAATTGCCCCCATGCCCACCGGGTGATCGTCTCCTGGTGTTCCCAGCGGATATTATCGCTGTAGTTCCACAGCAGCCACGCTTTCTGGTGGTCTTCCAGCGACAGCAGAGCCCGTCGCCAACTTGCCGTCGAATATTCAACGGGCAGAACGAGAGCGATTGATGAACCCTTAGCGCGGGACTGGCTGCCGCTCATCGGCGGCCCATCCGGGTTAACCATTTTTTGCTTTACTTCGCTATAAACCTTCTTCCTTCCCCGGCTGCGCGCCGTAGCGGTGAATTGCGCATTTTCTGCGAAAGCCACCAGTTGCCCTTTCGTCGCGCCGCTCAGATCGGCGGTGGCCACTATCAGCTGCTGGCGAACAAATTCCAAGTATTGAGCTGTCATGCTTCTTCTCCCAGGCGCTTATAGATACGGACGAAATTGCGTAATATTTTGTAGTCAACCAGCACGGTGCCGCGGCTACGCAGGAGACGGAGCTTTTGCCAGCGCTCCCGGATGCGCTCAATTACGTCCTGGTTCATGCGGCCTCCAGTTCGGTGATGGTCAGGTCAAGTCGGCCCCCCTTCACGATTGGCATACGCCTAACCCGATAATCGTCCACCTGTTGGTCATCCAGCCAAAACCCGGATTTAGTCAGCGCGTCAAATGCAGCCTTTTGTAGGTTGTCCAAATCCCGGCGGCGGCGATCAGGCATATGGCACTCAATACGGATCTTCACTGGAGTGGCGATGCCGATATCCAGCATCTTGTCTTTGATAATTCGGGCAACGCTGTCACGGTAGGCCTGTCCTTCGGTGCTGATATGCGTGCGCCCGCGATTATGCCGGTAGTAGCGGTTGTTGCTCGGCGGCCATGGTAATGAGATGCGATATTCACTCACGCTTTCACCTTCCCTTCTTTCAGCCAGATGACCTGAGTGCGGGCCATACCCTCCAGAGCGCACTCCTTAGCATATTCCGCGTCTACTAGGTGAGTTCGACGGTCGATTTCGTCATGGCATGATGAGCATGCGATAGTGGCGATCAGGTCTGGCGGCTTGATGCCGGTGCCGCATAACCCAGCGATGCGAATATGGGCCAGAACAGTGGTTTCCGGATTTCCATTGCAGATGCCGGGTATGCGGACCTGGCACTCACGCCCGCGAGCAGCTTTGCGTAAATCAGCCATGGTTTTTCCTCCGGGCAGCGTGGCGCAGCCAGCGGACATCCGCCAGGTGGGCCGTATAGTGAAATGGATTAGCTAGGGAAATATTCACCAAACGCCTCCTTTGCAGCCAATACATATGCTTCACTGGCTTTTTCTGCGCTTTCGAAATATCCGAGAAATCTCTTCTCGCCGCCCACGATAATTTGGGCAAACCAGCGCCCCCATTGAGCGTTAAATGAGACTCCTCGGTAACCAGATGTGTTATGAGATCGCAACCCAACATTCGCGCAATTCATTGAGCGGGAGGCTTTTCGAAGATTTACTATTTTGTTATTCGATTTATCACGATCCACATGGTCTATATCCTCATCAGGCCACTCACCGTATGTGACCAGCCATGCAAGCCGATGAGCTTTATAACTCTCTCGACCTAAAGAAATGACCACATACCCCTCTTTTGCTATATAACCAGCTGACTTACCTATTGAGTCCGGTCTTGTTTTTGATTTAATCCTGATAAAAACCCCAGTTTCTGGGTTGTAGGAAAAGTTCTCATTAATGATGTTGATATCCGGGGGGGCCTTGGATTTCATCAAGCCTCCTGCTTCTGCTGGAGCTGCTGATATTCGCAACCGTGAGGGATCGTCAGCGCCAGGCCAAACTGAGCGCACCACGCTTCGACCTTGCACAGGAAGATGTGCATCTCTCCGGTATCCAGATCGGATGTATGTCGGGGCTCCCACGTGGTGGTCTTTTCACCAGTGATAAAATCGGTGTAGGTGACTTCAACGGAGCCGAGATAAGTTTTCTTGAGGTTGCGCTTAACCCAGTCAGGGGTCGCGTCGGCACGCCCGGAATTAACCAGGTATTCGCTGATTTCCGTGTACCACATGTGACTGAGTGCGTTCTGGCTCAGGCTGCGTTTTTCGCGCCACTCTTTGACCTGCAGGCGCAGGCATTTTCCATCAGAGAGCTGCTCCTGAAGAATCTGGCCTATAGCATTGAAGTTGCCACTGTGCAGCTTGATGCCGCATTGAGGGATGTTCACGCTTCACCTCCAGAGAGGTCAAACGCTGAATGCAGAAAATCGCCGGTGACTCTCGCCATCGGTGACAGGTAATGCTTTAAGGTTTTGTGCGCCATGTGTCCCCACTTGGCGCCGGAAATAAGTTGTCAGTTGTTCAGGCTGACATGACTATTATGGCTAGATGATAACGGAAAATCAAAGTCAACTTATGCCAAAATTTACTTCAGTAAAACCAAGGAAATGGGCATTGGGATTCCATAAATTAATAACTTCAAGCCCCTCGGAAATTGAGCCTTTATTTTGAAAAGCACCATCGGGAGGAGAACCATTTTTGAGCGAGGATAGGATGGGTTGGTTAAGGAGACTTACAAAATACATCCTTGCCTCATCCCGGCTGATGCCATCACTTTCATTGATCCGCGCGACTATGTTTCTTGCTGTATCAATAGCGAACATAATGTTTGCAAATTCCAGAAATGACCATTCAGAATCTCTTTTCCCTGAAGAAAATGCGTTAGCCCTTTCTGCTTGATAACTAAGTGAGTCAATTACGTTCTTTCTCATTGCTTCCAGCAACGTTTTTCTCTGATATTTCAGGCCAACACAAGTTACAACGAAGCTCAGCGCAGCAGCAACTGCTGATGCGACACCAGCTACAGCACTCCACGATTCAGGTCCCATTAAAGATTTAACTCCCTATTTTTTAGAATTCTGTTCTGACATTTCGATGTAGCGCGGATCAGATGCTTTGGGCAACTGGATGCTCTGCTCACTGCCTACATGCCTACATGCCTACATGCCTACATGTCTACATGTCTACATGTCCAGAGTATAGCCAGAATTGTTTCATCCATCATTGCTCGACCATCAGCATGAAATGTCAGCATACAATTCGTTTATTGATGCAGAAAGCATAAATTTGTGATAATACTGTAACTTAACTGATGTCATTAATGACTTACCCATAATAAACAAGTAATAATATCAAAAAAAATAAAACAAGGACATTTCATGATAGATTTTATTCGAGATCTGTTTTCAGCATTCAAACACACATCTTTAGAAAGGGTAAAGAGCCCATTTCTTGGAGCTTTTGTTTTTTCTTGGATTGGATTTAACTGGCCAATGCTTTCAGTTTTATTTTTCAGCAAAAAAGATATTGAAACAAGGCTTGAATTCATAAACAATAATTATGATATTGGTAACTATCTTTTAGGTCCTATTTGTACAACAGCTCTCATATCAATGCTGCTACCTCAAATAAATAAAATCGTTACTAAAATACAAGACAGACCAAACACTGAGACCGTAGAATTAAACTTAGCATCTAAAATAAAAATCGCAGAACTACAACAAAATATAGCTGAAATAGAAGCAAGAAAAAAACTTGCAGAAAAAAAAGAAGAAAAATATATAGATGAAAGTATCTATAGAATTAAAAGTGATTACGAAAAATCATTGAGCGATTTATCTGAATTAAAATCCTCTATAGAAAAATTAAGAGAAAGCAACACCGAACTTCAAGGTTATCTAGCAAAAACCGAAGTCAAATTATCGTCAGAGCAGGAATCAAAAAATGCTCTCCAAAGTCATTTGGCCACAGAAAAAGAGAATAACAAAGCACTTAATGTTAAGTCATCAAAAATACACGAAGAAAATAAAACACTGAAAAATCAAATAATTAAAATGAAATCAGACGAAGAAGATTTAAATAGTACCATTTCAGAGTTATTATTCAAAAAATCAGAGCTATTAAAAGAACTTCAAAGTATTGAAAAAAGACATCGAGAGATATTCTCATTGAATGAAGTTAATGGAAAGTGGCATTTTAGAATCAACAATCAAGCCAAACAGGATTTGCGCTTCATTAACAGCATATTAAACAACAAAAGACAAAAAATAGATTATAATTCAAATATCATAATTGCGAATAGTGATTTGGAAGAGCATAAAATCCAACCTATTAACTATACTCATAGAATTAAAAATCATGATAAAAATAGCAATTAATTAACAACGCTACATTTCAAACAGGTCAAAGTTAATCATTTTTAACCTTGACCTGTATAACACCACTATAAAATGTAAAAATTATTTGATTATTTTTCTCACCTGAAAGCCATCTTCACAGGCCATCATCCAGCCCTTTGCATGTCTTGATTGAAGGGTTTAAGCCAGATGAATTTAATTAAAATTTTCATAAATTTCTGCATGGTGAAATAATAAGCACGCATTATAAATCCCAATCCTTTAACAAGCATTATTCAATCCCTGATAATGCTCGTTGAAAATCTGATAAGTGCTCTTCTGGCCTGATAATTCTTCCTCCGTCGCCATCCAGTAGTTAACCGTTCGCCAGAACTTTCATACTGCTACCAAAACGCCCTGCTTTGCCATGATATTGGGAGCCCGGTTAATGCAGGTGTATATAATTCCGGAAACAGCGGCAACATCTTGCGAGCTGAAGGTCTCGTCCGTATCCAAGTAATTTTTGAATTGCGTGTTTGCCAGTCATGACCGTCCTCTCCCAAGTCCAAACTTCGCCCGTATTTCTGCGATTTTGTTCAACCCCTGCTCCTGACTTAATGGCCGGCCACCAAGTTTTGGAATCTGCTTAACCGGCTCTGGAATCGCCTCTCCTGCGTTTAAACGACGCACCATACGCATCAGCTCATCTTGAGCCTTACGACGCAGCTCAGTGTCGCAGAGGCTGTTTGCGCGCATGTTCGTGTAGAGCCCGGTGACCATCCAGTAACAGGCTTTGTGTTTCAGCGTTGCGGGAGTTATGTTGTGCTCTGGCCATGGATACGACTCAGCGTCAGGGTATTGACCGCGGGTTCGGCAGTACTGGTAGACCATGTCAACCAACTCAGTTGCATCTGGTAGCCCGGCTGAAATGGCTGATTCAGATTTGCACCACGTCACAAACTGGCCAGGTGATGGCATGAATGGCTTGTCCTGCTTACGGGCCACGCGCATACCGGCGTTGATCTGTTCCATCGTGACAATCCCGTTTTCCTTGAACGCCAGCAGCCACTGACGACGCATCTCGTTCAGGTCTTCGGGGGTTTTACTGGCGAGCACCGGAAACACAGCGAGCAACTGGCGGAAAAGTTCGTTGAAAATTTCCGCAGTTTTGTCCGCCTGCCGTTTAATTCCCTGCTCGTCCTGCATTTCAGGAAGGCCAGCCGCCAGTCGCTGGAAGTTTTCCCGGTCTAGGTTGTGCATGCTTTCGGCAATTGATTTCATTCGAGCACCCCATAAATCCAGTCAGTGTTGTTCAGGTCGACTTTTGGTTTTCCGGCCACCTGGACGCCAGGTGCATTGCGCTGCATCGTCAGCTTGTCCCACTGCTTACGCAGCGAATCAGGGCTCAGGATATTGCGATGCCAGAAAGAGTCTTTGCTGGCCCAGTCGTACATGGCGCAGATATCCTGGTGTGTACGACTGTCGATCTGGCGCATCAGACGGACAGAGTTAGCCCAGGATGTCATGTCAGGAGTTTTGCAGGTTGGATTGATCATCCCGACCCGAGAGGAAATCCACTCAGCAACTCGAAGGTCTTCTGCAGTTCCCCACTTTCCACCGCTTGGGGTGTAAACCGCAGCGTCAGGATGAGCAGATAAAAATTTCTTCAGTCGATAGTCAGAGGATTCGCCAGAATTCTCGGACGAAGATCTTTTAAGGTTTTTATTCTTGTTATTACCTTCTTGTTCATGTTGTGCGGTTGTTTGTGCGGGTCCGTGTGCGGCTACATGTGCGGGTATTGCCATCAAACCCGCGCCATTATTGACCTCACCATGTGCGGATGTATGTGCGGCTACATGTGCGGTTGTTTGTGCGGGTAAATCGTCTATTTTTTGACCATATTCAGAGAAATTCGTGATGGTGATCACTCTTCCTTTTTGTTTTTCACCCTCAATAGAAATCATCCCTTCTCGCACAAAAACAGCCAGCATTCTCTCTACAGAATCGCGACTTGTTGGGTTCCCTTTTCGGTCGCAAAGCTGCAGTCCTAAATCAGCCGCAGTGACCACCAGTTGACCGGGCAGCAATGACCATTCATGACCCTTGAAAGTAGCCCTGAATGGCTGGCGAGCAGCATTGAGCAGCAGGTTTTCCCACAGCGTTCTGAGGTACACATCTTTTGCCCATGGCTGCTTGAGGACGCTCCGGTACAACGGGATGTAGCCAGACTTCTGGTTTTCCATCCTGTTGCTCCTGAATTGACCCGGAGAGCTCCCCGGGAACTTGAGTATTTCTGCGGTATTCATGACTCACTCTCCCAGCCAGCCTCTTTCAGGAACTCGCGGTAGGCATCCAGAATGGCGCAGGCCTCATCCGGCAGAGCGACATCAGCCTGATCAGCAACAATCTGGATAAACTGGCGCGCTTTGGTGGCGCTGAACTGTGGCAGAGCTGCACTGCGGGTTAACTTGGCCTTTCCTGATGCTTTTGCCTTATCCATCTGGCGCGAGGCCACAGATACGGCCTGTGGTCCATGCTCGCGAGATAAAGCCACGGCAGTAGTCGCAGCCACCTCACCGGAGCGAACCATATCCAGAAGCGGATCATCACAACTCACCAGGTCGATATGCATCACCACATCCGAAACAGAACGCTTAACTTTCTTTGCGATTTCAGCGTGCTCCCAGCCCTGATTAACCAGGCGCTGGTAAGCTTTCCCTCTCTCGATTGACGTCAGAGGTTTACCCTGAGATGAAGTGACCATGAAGGCGATGCGATCGGCATCAGAACCGACGAAGTCCTTACACTCAACTCGCTCAATGGGATAACCAGCTTCAGTAGCAGCCAGTGCGCCATAATAGCGATGGTGCCCATCAATGATTTTGATGCCCTGCTCTGTAACCTGAACGGTTAACGGCAGGATGTATTCACCGGCAATGAAAGCATCGCGAAATTCACCTACATGCTCCTGGTCGATTTCACGGACGTTAAATCCCGGTTCAACGTACAACTCAGAAACGGGAACGACGTAGGCTTTATTAACCTTCGCTCCGGTGCCGTTCTTATCCTTTTGCTTGTACAACTGAGAAAGCGTGGTCATAATTACTCCTGTGAATTGATCCAGTTAATTCGCATCAGGCCTCAAAGTGTTGCGAGCACTTTGGGGCCGCTTCATTTCTGAGAATGGTCGCCACCTCTTTCGCCAGGCGAGCCATATCATCATCCGCAATCCCCCACTCAAGAGCTGCTAGCAGCATTGACATTCGAGGGATCAAATTCTCTTTCCAGGTGGTAACCGTCGATTTATGAACCCCAAGCAACTTCGCAATGTTTGTTGCACCGCGAAGTGCTATCTGATTCAGAATCCATGACTCAATGTTCCTGGCCTGTGTTTTGTTGCGTGTGGTTGAATTCTCCATTTGTAATACTTCCTCTGGTGTTGTTTGGGATGGCCGGTTGATCAGTCAGGTCTCACCCTGGATGTTCAATTCGGCACTGTTCAATCGGGGTTTTTGCTATGGGGGAAAGGCTTAATCTCTTCAGCCTTAATTTTTCCGTCAGGCAATGTGTTAACGAAGATCTTCCGCCCCACCCGAATGGCTTTACTAATTGCGGTCTGGTGAACGCCAATGGCATCAGCAGCTTTTGCCTGTCCAACCTCGCCAACGTAATCAGCTAAAGAAATTTTCATGTGTTAGCTCCTATCAATGCATGAACAAACAATACCACAAGTATTAAATATAGCAATACCGCAAGTATTTTTAAAATAAGAGCATTGGTATTAATATTTGAAAATGGAAAAGAAAAAGACACTCACACCGGTTCAGATCGCTGACGCAGAAAGGCTGAAGGCCATCTATGAAGCCAAGAAAAAAGAACTTGGGATAACACAGCAATCAATAGCTGACATGCTGGACATATCTCAGGGAGGGGTTGGTCATTACCTGAACGGCAGGAACGCACTCAATGCTGCCGTGGCCGCCGTTTTTGCTAAAGTTCTTCAGGTGGATGTTACTGAGTTCAGCCCAAGCCTTGCTAAAGAAATCGCTGCAATGAGCGCCGCCTCAACAGCGAATACAAGGTATGCAGGTCAGTACTCACCTGGCGTTAAATACCCGGTGCTAAGCAAGATTCAGGCTGGATCTTGGTCAGAAGCTTGCGAACCGTATGCGCTAAAAGATATTGATTTATGGCTTGAGTCGGATGCTCACACCCAAGGTGATGCATTTTGGCTTTTGGTTGATGGTGATTCAATGACGGCGCCGGCAGGCCTTAGCATCCCAGAAGGAACGTTTGTTCTCTTTGATACGGGCAGAGAACCCATTAACGGCAGCCTGGTGATTGCTAAGCTGTCAGACTCAAACGAGGCAACGTTTAAAAAGCTGATCATCGATGGTGGGCAGAAGTACCTGAAGGGCTTAAACCCACAGTGGCCATTGGTGCCCATTAACGGAAACTGCAGAATCATTGGCGTGGCTGTAGAAACGAAACTGAGGCTGGTTTAGGAGCCTGCAGGCGTACTGGAAGCACAACTATGCAGTGGTTCTGATGTGGTGTTTTGGTGATGATAGGCCGCATAAATGGGCATTTTCAGGCTCAAATTCGTTGACGGCTCATCAGCTGTGCACAACAATGAAAGTGTGCAATTAGGAATTTTTAATTGATGTTGAGGTTTCGATAAATTCATGGGCAAAGATAATCGCCTGACCTTAAAACTTGGTGGAACTAGCCCAGACGAGCTCACGTTGTCTCGCCTTGGAAAGTATCTGTCAGCTCTATCTGACCTTTATGGTTCAGTGGATGCCGTTCACTTCAAGGATGTGAGCGAAGGGTCAGCATGTCTGAACACTTGGGTTGACAGCACAGCGTCATACAATGCAGTTATACTGCGATCAATGTCACAGGCGGCCACATCAGGAAATTCTTATTTAAAATTAGTGTCTTTGTTGGCGCAGGACGGGTTTGAAGCAAAACTAATCAACCAAGATAAAGTTACTATTCTTGAGTTTCCATCAACCAAGGAAGATGCGCCTGCCATCTTAAGAAAAAAAGGCAGGGTACAAGGTAAACTTTATAACGTTGGTGGGAAGGATGACTCTGCTCCGGTTAAGCTAGAGGGAGCTAATGGCGAAACTTACCACTGCGAGGCCACTCCAGCTATGGCAGCAAAGCTTGGCGCGTTACTTTTTAAGCAACTGCGGGTTTCAGGCGATAGCGAGTGGATAAAGAAAGATGGCAAATGGAAGCTTAAAAAATTAATAATTGAATCCTACGAAGTTTTAGAAAAATCCAATTTGAAAACTGCTTTTAAAGCATTACAGAATGCTCCTGGCAATCAATGGAAAGAAGAAGATGACACTCAAGCCATCTTAAAAGCTTTAAGGGCGCTAAATTGCGAATAATATTCGACACTAACATCCTAGTGCAGGCCATCACTGGAATGAAAGATGGATGCAAGTTATCCAATCCCGAGAATGGGGTGGAGATACTCGATCCCATGAGAAGGGTCGAAGCGTTGATCGATATGGTAGAAAGCAGTGGTGGGACCATCATAATCCCTACCCCTGTTTTAGCTGAATATCTTGTAGGAATTGATAAAAAAGATCACCAAACCCATCTTAATATGATTCAGAGACAATCCTGCTTTGAGATTGCTAGCTTCGATGAAATAGCAGCGATTGAATGTGCACAGATGCCATCGATAAAAGAGTTAAAACTAATGATGAAATCTGATACGGCAAACAAGGTAAAATTTGACAGGCAAATTATTTCCATTGCTAAAGCTCTTAACGTCGATGAAATTTGGACTCATGACAAAGGTGTATTTAATCGCTGCAAAGAAATGGGAATGGCAGTCAAATCTTTAGCTGATATAGATCCAGCCCCAATACAAGTATTGATAGATATGAGCCATGATGCTTCATCAGAGCTTCACTAACGTGACTTCACTATGAACCTGACCCGGCCACCGCGCCGGGTTTTTTATTGCCCTTCCCCTACCACCACCTAGCAAACGATGAAAGTTACACAGCCCTCCCCCCACTCCATTAAGTCAACAACCACATCTATGACGAATTTTTGTACTCTGCATCACGCATTAGAAAAATAAATTAACTTTAAAATCATACCGTTGGTATTTTTACCAAACAATATAATACCGGCGGTATTGATAAATAATAATACCCGGCGTATTATCAACTCATCCAAACAACACCGGCAACGCCGGAAGTAAGTCAAACGTTCCGTTAGCCGCGATAAGGCTAGGGTGAAGAGATGATCCGCGAAGAAGATAAAACCGAGTGGTTTAAGTTTCTGGCACACACATTCGCAATCGTGGCGTGCGTACTGGCTATAAGCGTGTTCTGCCTGATTCCTGGCGGTGACGTATGAGCAAAGAAAACAATGGCGGACCTGCATACCCAACGCAAGGGTACGAAGGTTTGACGGTGCGCGATTACTTCGCTGCAAAGGCGATGCAAGGCTGGTTAGCAAGTTATCCAGATAACGATCAGCATCCCGTGTCCACTCACCGTGAAAACATGGTTGCTGAACTTTCTTACCTGATGGCCGATGCAATGCTGAAAGCGCGGGAGGAAGTATGAGCCGAAACGGTATTCGTTCACTGGTTATCGTGCTGGCCGTCAGCCTTGTTATCTGGTCAGCGTTGATTATCAAAATTCTGCATTCTGCGGGGGTGTTCCATGGCTAAAGCAATTCCAAACAACGGACGCGCCGTGATGATGCGCAATCGCCGCACCGGCGCCGCGTGGCTGGTCAGCTTTGACTATCGCGACGGCAGCTACTGGCACGAGCCACAAGGCAATCTGCGCCACATCCGCCGGCCTTACGCCTCGCGCAGCATTGAACCAAACCTGGTACCAGCCGGGACGCATTAACCAGCGCATATCAGCGCACGAATTTAACTGAGCTATCAGGCGGCTTTCATCGCGCCGGGAGGCACGCATGCTGAATAAAGAAAGACTTGATGAGTTATTAGATTATTCACCTGATTCAGGGTTATTTACTTGGAAGGTTAACCGCCGGGGAAAGGCTAAGTCTGGATGTATCGCAGGAAGCAAAAATGGACAAGGTTACATTCTCATAAAAATTGACGGGAAGTTTTATTTTGCTCATCGCCTCGCGTGGCTAGTTACGCATGGAACATTCCCAGTCAACATGATAGACCACATTGATGGCAACAGAGAAAACAATAAAATCAACAACCTAAGAGAAGCCACCGCGGAACAAAATATGTGGAATAGCGCAGCCGGGAAAAATAACAAAACAGGAGTAAAGGGTGTTAGCTGGGATGGCAGAAGGAAAAGATTCCGGGCCAGCATATCCATAAAAGGGAAAAACAAAGAAATAGGGAGTTATTTGTCACTTAAAGATGCTGAGTCGGCAATAAAGGATTATCGGCTGAAACTCCATGGCAAATTTGCAAATAACGAAGTTATTAATAACAACCTTTTGGAGGGTTAAACCATGAGCGAAATAATGGATTTAACCGTAATAGAAATCAATCAGGACCAGGCGCCGACGCTTTATGTGACGGGTGGGCTAAATGGCTATCTCGATCAAATTCGCGATTTGGCTAAAGAAGTTCCAGACGTTACCACTAAAAAAGGCCGCGACCGTATTGGCAGCCTTGCTCGCATGGTTGGCTCCAGCAAAACAGCTATTGAGAAGCCCGGTCGTGAATACCTCAAGCGATTGAAAGAGGCGGTTAAGCCCGCTGAAGAGGAATTGCGAGTTTTCACCAGAGAATGCGATGCCATTCGTGACGCAATCCTTAAGCCCCGTGATGAATGGGAAGCCGAGCAGGAACGCATTAAGGCCGAAGAAGCCATGAACGCGCTGCACGCCGAAGCGCTGGAAATGAACATCAAGTTCGATCAGGAGTTGGCGGCCAAGTTCGAAGCGGACCACGAAATGGCCCTGCTTATGGATAAAGATATTGACCGCGAACGCGCCGATAAAGCAGCCGAAGCCGAGCGCCAACGCATTGCCCGCGAAGAAGAGATTAAGCGTCAGGCGGAAGAGAAAGCGAAGCGTGAAGCGGAGGAGAAACACCGCGCGGAACTGGAAGCATCAGCGCGCCGCGAGGCTGAGGAAAGAGCAGCCAAAGAGCGCGCAGAGCGTGAACGCATTGAAGCGCAGCAACGGGCAGAGCGAGACCGAATTGCAGCTGAGCAGAAAGCAGAGGCTGACAAACAGGCTGCTATCGAAGCCGAACGCCGAAAAGCTCAGGAAGAAGCCGATCGCATCCGTCGCGAGGCAGAGCAGCGCGAGCAGGCCCGGTTGGCAGAGGAGAAGCGCAAAGCAGATGAGCAGGCGCGCCGCGAAGCCGACGTTAAGCACCGCAAGGCAGTAAGTGTCGAGGTTGTTAAGGCCCTTATGGCCAATACCAGCCTTACCCGCGATCAGGCTATCGAGGTGCTCACCGCGGTTAAAGACGGCCGCATTCCTCATACCGGTATCAGTTACTGAGGTGCTTATGAACATCAAATGTGAATGCACAGACATGCGCACATCTGTAGGCCCGCATAACACGTTAACCGTCGAGCTGGAAGACGTGGTGCTGTCAGGGACGGTTAACAGTCGTGAAGTCCTCATGCAACTAGATTGGGACGTGGTGATCGAATGTCTGGCGGAGCATGGCTACGTCATTACTCATCGGGAGAAAGCGGCATGAGCGCGGCGGAAAAATGGGATGACGACGAATTCATTCAGCTGATGAGCGATGCGATCGGCAAACGTGATTTCGACGATGACGAACCAGTAAACCTTTCTTCGGAACGGCAGAACCCGGTGATCAGCTGGGATGAATTTGCGGGGAATTTTCAATGACGGAGAAAAAAGTATACGCCGCCATCAGCGCTGTGGCCGGTGAGCTGGCAGAGAAAGGCATCAGCAAGGCCAGAAAACAGGGCAGCCAGGTCAACTACGCATTCCGTGGGATCGATGATGTTTACAACGCTCTGGCCCCTGCCCTGGTTAAGCACAAGCTGCTGATCCTCCCGCGGTGTACTGAACGGTCATGCTGCGAGCGAACCAGTAAAAATGGTGGCGCACTGTTTTATGTAACCGTACGAGCTGAGTTCGACTTTGTCAGCACGGAGGACGGCAGCATTCATACCGTCGTCACCTATGGCGAGGCGATGGACAGCGGCGATAAAGCAACGAACAAGGCCATGTCGATTGCGTACAAATATGCGGCCTTTCAGGCGTTCTGCATCCCTACAGAAGAGACGACTGTGGACCCTGACTATGAGGCTCACCAGGTAAGGCCAGCAGACGCAGATCGGATTCTCGCTGATTTCACTGCTTACGCAGACTCAGAGAACGATCCAAAGGCCCTCCAGGATAACTACGGGAAAGCATGGAACAGCCTTCATGGCTTCCCTGAACACCAGATGAAGTGTAAGGACGTTACCGGTATTCGCCTGAAAGAGCTGAAACAGACTGGTGGCGGCCATGAAAATCACAGCTGAATCAATACTGGCCATTCTTCGCAAGGATGCGCGGAACAACATCACCGCTTTCCACCGATGGCAGACGGCACAGGGAGCGCTTGGACATACGGCAGGGATAACCCTGAATTACCACGAGCCATATTACGAAGGCTGGGCCCCTGCTCTTGAGATGCGAGAGATATCAATCTCTGCTCCTGAGCTTCAGCAGGTAATCCCGTTTCTTTCAGTGGAGCACTGGGGTGACGGGCTGATTGGCGGGGAGATATACCGAATCCCAAGGGAGGAAGAATGAAACATCACCGCGACGCCATAACCGTAGGAAAAGTGAAGTGTATGTACTCCGTCATTCGTCGCGGCTGGTTAATGCCCTGGGGTGAAGTGGTGAGAAACCCTTTAAAGGCTCAGCGGCTGGCTGAAGAGCTGGACATAAAAAGAGGTGCGCAATGAGCAAGCGGTACTCACTTATCTATGCTGACCCGGCCTGGTCTTACGGGAACACGATCAGCAACGGTGCCGCCGCCGACCACTACACCACCATGAGCTTGCTCGATATGAAGCGGCTCCCGGTGTGGGAGCTCGCCGCGGATAACGCCGTATTGGCGATGTGGTACACCGGCACCCACAACCAGGAGGCGATCGAGCTTGCCGAGGCCTGGGGATTTACGGTGCGCACTATGAAGGGCTTCACCTGGGTGAAGTTGAACCAATTGGCCGAACTGCGCATTACCAAGGCTCTGGCAGAGGGTGACATCGCTGACTTTTACGACTTCCTCGACCTGCTGAACGCCGAGACGCGCATGAACGGTGGCAACCATACCCGCGCCAATACCGAGGACGTGCTGATCGCCACCCGCGGCGCCGGGCTGGAACGCAAGCACGCCGGCATTAAGCAGGTGGTCTACAGCCCCCTCGGTGCTCACAGCGAGAAACCCTGGGAAGTTCGCCACCGCCTGGAACTGCTATACGGCGATGTGCCACGCATCGAGCTGTTCAGTCGATCAGCTGCTCCGGGCTGGCATCACTGGGGAAACCAGTGCCATTCCAGTATTGCCATAACCCCAGCATCGGTAATTTTTGCTGATGAAAAAATTCATCAGCAAGAAATTCCGGAAGTTGAATGCACCGTCTGGCCAGCAGAAGTCGAAATGGTATTTCTCTCTGTCGAGCAGGCATCTGCCCTTACAAAAGAAAGACAGAGAAAACTCAAATTTCACATAAATCGTATGTGGTTAGAAAAGACTCCTGTACCTCAAATTATCGTGTCTGCTAAGTCGCTTATCGGGCAATTGGAGAGCAAAGCATGAAAGAAATTATCGTGGACAATTTTGCCGGAGGCGGCGGTGCAAGTACTGGAATAGAGATGGCAATAGGTCGCAGCGTGGACATAGCAATTAACCACGACGTGAACGCTATCGCTATGCACACCACCAATCATCCCGAAACACTGCATTATTGTGAAAGCGTATTTGATGTTAACCCGATCGCTGCAACTGCTGGTAGCCCGGTTGGGCTGGCCTGGTTTTCACCAGACTGCCGACACTTCTCGAAAGCGAAAGGAGCTAAGCCGGTAGAAAAGACCATTCGTGGTCTGGCCTGGATCGTCATTCGCTGGGCGCTGGATGTTAGCCCACGAGTGATGATGCTGGAGAACGTCGAAGAGTTTAAAACGTGGGGTCCATTGTTGGCGGCAGAGATGCGTCCAGACCCGGCGCGTGTCGGCGAAACATTCCAGGCTTTCGTCGGCATGCTGAGCACCGGTATTCCGGCAGGTCATCCTGCTCTGCTCGAGTGCTGCGAGTTTCTGGAGCTATCGCAGGAAAGCGACCAGGCACAGCGCCTGGTTACCGGGTTGGGCTATGACGTTGATTACCGTGAGCTGCGCGCATGCGATTACGGCGCGCCGACCATCCGTAAACGGTTCTTTATGATCATGCGCCGGGACGGGCAGCCGATAGTGTGGCCGGAAGCCTCCCACGGGGATCCGAAATCACCAGCGGTGCTGGCTGGCAAACTGGCGCCGTGGCGCACAGCTGCGGAATGCATAGACTGGTCTATCCCCGCGCCGAGCATATTCGACCGTAAAAAGCCGCTGGCAGAGAACACGCTCAAACGTATTGCCCGCGGCATACAGCGGTTCGTCATCGACAGTGCTTCGCCGTTCATCGTGAAGTGCAACCACACCACGACCAAAGGAAAATATGACTGTTTCCGGGGGCAGTCGCTGGCGGATCCGCTGCAGACGATTACCAAAACCCATGGCTTTGGGGTGGTGGTTCCACACCTGACAAAATTCCGCACCGGCGCCACCGGGCAGCCAGTCACCGAGCCGGTACCGACGGTGACCGCTGGCACATCGAAACGCCCTGGCGGTAATGGGCATGCGCTCGGTATCGTTGAAGCTGCGTTAGCGCCTTTCTTGGCTGGCAATGGTGGCAGTGAATATCAAGCGAAGCCACGCCCACTGGATAAACCTGCGCATACCATCCTGAAGCAATCCCGGGCTTGCCTGGTTGCGCCGGTTATTGCCCGGCAGTTCGGCGCCAGCATCGGCCACCGGGCAGATGAGCCGAGCGCTACCATCACGGCAGGTGGCGGCGGTAAATCGCAGCTGGTGACGCCTACTCTGATTCAGATGGGGTACGGCGAACGCCCCGGACAGGAGCCGCGAGTGCTGCAACTGGACAACCCGCTAGGCACCGTTACAGCCGGGGGCAATAAGTTTGCAACGGTGAGCGCATTTTTGGCTAAGCATTACGGCGGGAATTATACCGGGCCGGGGATCGGGCTGGACGAACCCACGCACTCCGTGACGACGGTAGACCATCATGCAGTTGTCTCGTCGCACTTAGTAAAACTGCGCGGGACCTGTCGGGATGGACAGAGGGCGGACGACCCGATGCCGACGATTACCGCCGGCGGCCAGCATGTTGGAGAAGTTAAAGCGACGCTGGCGGTCCAGGAATACGATGAAGTGTGCGCCCAGCAGGTACTGGCGTTCCTGAAAGCGTATTGCGAACCGGATAGTACCGCCTTGGTGGATATTGATGGCACCACATACCGCATCGTTGATATTGGCATGCGCATGCTGCAGCCGAGTGAGTTGTATCGTGCCCAAGGTTTCCCGGAGTGGTACATCATCGACCAGGACTACCGCGGAGTGAAATATGCCAAAGATAAGCAGGTGGCACGCTGCGGCAATGCTGTCCCACCGCCGTTTGCTGAGGCTCTTGTGAGGGCGAACTTACCGGAAATGTGCACAACCAAAAGATCGGAGGCAGCATGAGCGCAGAACTCATCGATCAGGCCAACGAGCTGGCAGAGCGCCGTCTGGAAATGACCATCCAGAACATGCGCATCAACCATGCGGCGGTTTCGGCTACTCACTGCATTGATTGCGGTGACCCTATACCGGCACGGCGTCGGGAACTGGTGGCTGGATGTCAGCGCTGTGCTGACTGTCAGGAGGAAGAGGAATTACGCGGTAAGCACCGGAGGCCGTGATGTTCAAACTGATACAGCGCGGACAGGTTTACGCCGACAGCCACGGATGGCCGGTGCTGATTCACAGCTGCGACACCAGAACAGTGCGCTACTGGCACCAGGGTCGGATCAACACGGCAAGCATCGCCCGATTTAATAACGATTTCGAGCCGCTCACTCGCGAAGAGGCGCACCAGATACGCGCCGAACTGGAGCGGAGCGAGCACATTAAGAAGCTGCGCGCCCAGCGGGCGGCCTGATTCAGGAGAGCATATGAGCGACGTAATTCAACTGGTGCCTAACAAGTGGGTCACAGAAAAGAAACTCACAGAAATTACCGGTCTTCGTTCTGGAACAATTGAACGAGCCAGAAAGAACTCCTGGTTCGTTGGCCGAGAATATATGCATGTATCACCTGATGGTGATCCAAACCCGAACAGCCAATGCATGTATAACCTGGAAGCGATAAATCAGTGGATAGAGCGCCAGTCATCTAAACAGCCAGGTGCTCATTCATGCTGAAAGCGATATTCTTAACATGCTCTTGGGCGCTGGGGAGGAAGAATGGCCAAATCGTCATATCCAACTGGCGTTGAGAATCATGGCGGATCGCTGCGCATATGGTTCATTTATCAGGGCGTCAGAGTCAGGGAAAACCTTGGCGTTCCTGATACACCAAAAAACAGAAAGACGGCTGGCGAGCTAAGAAGCTCAGTATGTTTCGCAATCAAAATGGGTACTTTCAACTATGCCAGCCAGTTTCCTGAATCTCTTAACCTGAAAAAATTTGGAGTTGAGAAAAAGGAAATAACAGTAAAGGAAATTGCTGAGAAATGGCTTGAGCTCAAGCGGATTGAGATGAGCAGCAACGGGTTTGTTGGCTATGAGTCCATTGTAAAAAACATGGTGCCACGGATCGGCGGGGACAGGTTCATTTCCTCAGTTAACAGAGAGGATTTGCTGCTTATAAGAAAGGAACTTCTGACCGGGTGGAAGGTGCCTAAAAAAGGACATAAGCCATCAAAAGGAAGAACGGTCCCCACTGTTAACAACTACATGACCACTATTTCAGGAATGTTCAGTTTTGCTGTAGCGAGTGGGTACACGGCAGAAAACCCGTTTAACGGTATATCAGCTTTAACAAGAAGTCGTCCAGACCCCGACCCTCTTTCGAGAGATGAGTTTCTTCGACTGCTTGATAGTTGTAAGCATACGCAGATCAGGAACATCTGGGCCCTTGCAGTATACACCGGCATTCGTCATGGGGAGCTTGTTTCACTGGCATGGGAGGATATCGACCTGAAAGCAGGAACGATGATGATCAGGAGGAACTTTACGCCCACAAATGAATTTACCATGCCAAAAACTAAAGCTGGAACGAACCGGGTTGTTTTCCTGATTGAACCAGCAATAGAAGCACTCCGCAGCCAGGCAGAGATGACAAGGTTTGGTAAACAGCATGAAGTAGAAGTAAACCTACGGGAGTACGGACGCAAAGAAAAACACGAATGCACGTTTGTGTTTGATCCACGACTAACAGGGAGAAACTACCTTGCAGGAGACCATTATGCGGTCGGTTCGATAAAGAAAATTTGGGATGCTCACATTAAGCGTGCCGGCCTTCGACACCGTAACGCTTATCAGACGAGACATACTTACGCCTGCTGGTCATTGTCAGCTGGAGCAAACCCTAACTTCATCGCCACGCAAATGGGTCATGCCGATGCACAGATGGTTTACAAAGTTTACGGGAAATGGATGGCGGAAAAAAACACGGAGCAGGTGGCGCTTTTGAACCAGAAACTATCTGATTTTGCCCCATCCCTGCCCCATGACATTGCATTGAATGGTTAATGTATAGATATATCATTATGTTACATATCAACATGCTACATATTGATAACACAAGAGGCACGAAATGCGCTCGACCGGGTGCAAAGCTTGTGGTGTGATCCCTGTTCAATATATTAAACTAGGCCTCGCAAATGACCGCCAGCGTCGCCATCGACCGTCACTGCGGGACAGAGTCGGGTAA